CTCAAAGTGCTGATGGACCGGATGGATTCCCTAGAGAAGATGGTAATGACACAGATTCAACGACCTGATGACGGGACCACCTCCATTCCATCGTCCTCAGAGATGGAGTTAGCAATCATCCCAGACGCGCATCTCGGATCGCAATAATTCAGAACGGGAACCAATTATGGCTGACAACGAAAAGAATCTCACTGAGTACAGCGACGACTACGACAGGCTTCGCGCTCAGAAGGCCCGAAATGTCGGATCTGTCGAATTACGGATTCTGACGAATCTGGCGTTTGCGTCAGGGGAACATTGGGTCGGCTCACAGAATCGGGTGCTGTTTACGCGAAGACGCGATCCCAATAAGCTCTATCTGGTCTTTAATATCGCCGCCCAGATGCTCTACAAGATGATGGGGCGGTTGAGTAGTATTGCGCCGGTGTTTAAGGCGCGTGCTGATAAACAAGACCCCAAATCCATCGCGGCATCAGAGGTGGTCAATAAGCTCGTACGCGCACTGGATGAAAAGCTCGATCAACACGCACGGACATGGGAAATCCTCTGGTGGATGGCGATTGGTGGTGTCGCGTTTGAATATGTCCCGTGGGTGAAAGACGCGACCATGGAACCGATGCCACGGTTCGATGAAGAAACCAATGAACTGCAATGGACCGACACGATGACCGGAGAAGAAATTCCTGAGTCATTTCGACAGGAACGACTGGCGCAGGGCGCACCACAGGAGCAGTTTGTGGTCATTGAAGAGATGGTACTGGCCGGTGATATCGGCAGTGAGATTATCAGCCCACTCCAGGTGTTTATAGATGCCTCTGTGCGGTCGATTGACGATCTCGCCCCTGATCAGGCGGTGTATATTGCCAAAATACGCACGATGGGCTGGATTGAAGCGAATTACGATGTCGGCAAAGATACGATCCAGAATATCAAGGATGCGACGGATGTGCGGATTCTCAGTACCGATATCAAGCAATTTGGCGATCCTACGGGGTCGGTCCATCTTCAGGACTTGATTCCACGGATTCAGGGCAGTCGCGCACAGAATGATCCCGACATGGCGGTCGTGGTTGAACGATTCCAGCCGATGTCTGAGAAAAACCCCCGTGGGAAATACAGCGCCTTTATTCCCGGTGAACAGATCCTTCACGATGGGGATAACCCCTACGAATCCATCCCACTGGTCGATTTCCACTGGAGTCCGACCACGATTAGTTTTTGGAGTGGTGACTACATTAGTGATCTCATTGCGCCGCAACGGTTTCTCAATAAGCGGCTCTCGCAGCTTGGGGAACAGGCCAATGCGTCAATTTACGCCGATGAACTCCTTGGACCGACCCTGAAACGAGAAGACATTCCCTCTGATTATCCAGCCCCGATTGAGGGCGGATTGACGGATAGTGGCGTCAAGATGGTGCAACGACGCGATCCTCCCCAATTACCGGCATGGTTTATGCAGTCGGTGGAACTCACTATCAAATTGATGCGAGAAATCGCTGGTGGCGTCGATTTGTTCTCAGAGTCGAAGTTTCCGGGTCAGATGAGAGGCCCGATGGCCGTCCCCATGCTTCAGGAGATCATTGATACCCAATGGGGCAATCTCTATCAGCATATTGGACAACGACTTGGCAAAGTCAAGGAAATGAGAATTAACCGCGTGAAGCAGTTTTATCCGACGTTTCGGACACTGCACTATACCGACAAGAGCATGAAAGACGAGGTCTTTATCTTTCAGACCTCTGAAATTCTTCGATCCGGGACGGATTACTCTATTACCGTCGAACGCGGAAGTTTATTACCTGAATTGAGGGCATTACGCGAAGCACGGATTCGTGAACATCTCCAGTCACCATTAGGCATTTTATATATAGATGAACGCACAGGTCGTCTGGATAAAGAAAAAATTGCCGCCGACCTCGATATGGGAGATGTTGGTCGTGAAGATGCAGAGGCGAGATATAGAAAACTTGCGATGCACCTCGTCGAGCGACTGTGGCAGGGAGAGCAACTTCCTGAGCATATCCCGATGCCCTTCTGGAATCTTCGGGTTGTGATGGATGAACTGGAAGCGGAGATGGCTACCACGGAATGGTTATCAGCCAGTCCTCCGATTCAACAGGGATTTGTGCAATTCTGGAATAAATGTAGGCAGATCGTGACGGAAGCGTCAAAACGACGCGAAGATGGAATGCAACAACAACAAATACAGGGAGCCGTGGCACAGGCCGCACAACAGGCCGCAGCAAAAGCTGCCGCTGGTGCGATTGATATGGCGATGGATCAAATGCAAGCCAGTCAGGAAGTAGCACCACAGGCACCACAGGCGCTGGCTCAGGCGATGGCGCAACAAGGACCACAAGCGCCACAAGGACCACAAGGACCGGATAAAACTATTTTAAGGGATCTCTAGAAGAATGGTGGTCAAACGAAAAGCACTTCAAAAACATATGAAGACGATGTTGCAAGAGCACAAAGATCACCCTCAGAAGTTCAAAGGGGGAAAAAAGCAAGCGATGGCGATTGCCTATTCCAAAACACGCCGTCGAAAAAGTTGACGCCAGCATCAGTCGTTCTTATACTTCCAAAGACTGCTCAATTCGATTAGAGCGAACAAGGTACGCGAACACGCAGGTTGGGATTCTTCGGCAGGAGAACAACCCACTCAGCACTCGCAGACCATTCGACCAAGGAGAGTTTGATGGCAGAAGATGATGGAAATGTTGCACCGGAACAATTTGAGTCCGGTGAAACACCTGAAAATACTGAAACAGGAGGAGATACCTCATCAGACGGTTCCTGGCCCGCAGAGGCTCAAGCCGAATATACGAGGAAAACACAAGCTCTTGCCGATGAGCGTAAAAGTTGGGAAGCAGATCGCGCACAGCAAACGCAGCAAATGCAGCAGTACGCACAGCAGTTGCAGCAACAGCAGTACGCGAAACAGGCACAACAACAGGCACAGCAACAATCGCAAACGAGACAGCAGTCAAACGACACGATGCTGGATCAGTTGCGAGGAATGCCGTATCTGGATGGCAACACTGCCGCCCAACTAATGGAGCGTATGGTGAATGAAGGGATTAACCCTTTGAATACCGCACTCCAGCAACGCGATCAGGCGCTGGCTCAGTTGTATAAGGATTACAAATCCTTAAAAGAGTCTGTGGGTGCTAATCAAGGCAAGCAAGCACAGGACGCCCTCGATACACGGTTTGTCCAGATGCGAGAACAGTTAGGATTACCCGATACTGAAATTGTGCATGAACTGATGCGAGATGTGTATTACTCCCATGAGGGGGACACGCTCGATAAGGAATATCCAGACATGATGCGAAAGCGTTGGGAGGGTATTCAAAAAGCAGTTCGGGATTCGGATAGGCGGAGCGCGAAAAAGGCGAAGGAATCTCCTTTCCCTTCACAGGGTGGTCAGATTTCTCCGACAAGCGGTAAAACAGGTGGGTATAAAACACCGGAAGAACGAACCGATGAATTATGGCCCATGCTTAATCCGAATAGCGTCGAATAGGTACCTACTCTAGTAAGGAGTTGGTTGATTTATGGCGAGTACAACTGATGTCGTCGAAGCCCTGAAATACACCTATGGTGTGGATCAGGTCTTGTACTTGGTCAATCAGGAGGTTGTCTGCTGGAATATGTTCCAGAAGGCGAAAAAACCTCTTGGTGGTCGTGGGCAGTTCATTATGCCCATTATGGTGAAAAATCCCGGTGCGTGGACAGGTATCGCAGAAGGTGGCGCATTGCCGTCTAATCTGAATCCTGACACTGCCGAGGCATCCTTCAGTCTTACAGAATTTGCGGGACTGTACAATATGTCGTGGAAACTTCTCCAAGACGCTCGGAACTCCAAGTTTGCGTTCCAGACCGCGTTGAAAATGATGGAGGCTGGTTTCCGTCGTCGTATTCTGAAGCTCCTCAATGCCGATCTCATCTCGGACGGGTTGGGGAAACTGGCCGTCTTGCCGGCGGCGGACAATGACACCACGATCACCGTCAATGCCCTCCCCAGCGTGGATGTGGGTCTGGTGGTCGATGTCATGGATGCCAGTGACAATGACAGCAAGATCGGGGACTCCCGCACGGTTACGGCGATTGATACGGTCAACCGCACCATCACCATCAGCGGGGCCTCCCTGAGTGGCACGGCCGCTGGGGACTACTTTGTCATTCAGGACACCGTCGCCACC